TTTTGGATCATCGCCGTTCCAGTCCTTGACGCGCTCGCGGCACATTTTGCATGGCATGGGCAATCGCTCCTTAAGTTCTGGGTTTGGTGGGTTGGATCTGCGAAGCGACAACGCGCGTTTCGTCGCGTTGCTTGCGTGCGTAACATATCGTCCGTCCACGGACTCGCGTAAAAGCGCGTCCGCCAATAGCGATAGGTGCGAGGCGCTTCCCTGCGCTTTTGACACGCATCAGAATTGCCCCCTGTCCCAGACATGCCGGCGACACACCGAGTTCGCCAGCTTGTTGAACATCCAGCCGTGGCGACCCGTCTTGCGGTGGCCGAGGATGTACTCGCGCAAGTGGCAAACTTCATGCGCCAAGGTGAATATCATGGAGAACAGCGTCTTGTGCCGCTGGGGGTTCACGCGGAGCACATGGCGGCCATTCTTGAAAAAGTATTCGCCCTGCGCGTTCTCGCTGATGGTGGTTGCGTGGAACTCGATGTCGTCAGAGTGGGGCAGATTCCAACGGTTGAACGGGGGCGTCAGCTTCAGAAGCTCGTAGGCCTTTTCGAGCATGGAGGGGGTGATGTGGAGGGTCATGCTGCGGCCCTCATATCGTCCGCATCCGTGACCATGTGCATAATGTTCTGCTTGTTCATGCGGAACGTGAGCATGCAGCCGGCTTGGTATTTGGTAACGCTGGTGTCAAACGGAGGCAGGCCGAGCACCTTGAGCTGCTTTTCCGTCGCCGGCTCACGGAGCCAGCGCTTCGCCTTGTGCGACGAGTTGGTGTCTTCGTGATCGTTGAGGAAGTCGTCGCCGAGGGCCAGGGCAACCAGGCGCTCACCGACGCCCAGGTGCTTGAGGGTATCGCGCGTCCCGCCGACCGCGTGCCAGAGGCCCTTCCAGTAGAACATGCCAGCCCAGGCGTCGAAGCCGCTCGCCATGAGGGCGTTGTCATCACCCCAAATGTCGCACCACTTGAAGTTGCTCCTGGCAAGCAAGTCGATTTCGGTGAGCACGACCTGGCCGAGAACGGACTTCTCTTTCTCGCCGCGCTCCCACTGGAAGCCGCACAGCGGGCACTCCATCGTGCTAATCGGCACGTCGGCCTGGCATCCCGGGCATTCTTTCATGGGCGCCTTGCCGTCGTGCGGCTGGCCGTCCAGATTGGCGTCTTCTTCGAGCGAGCCATGCGTCAGACTAGACGTGCCGAAGTCGAGCACGATGCAGTCGGTTTTGATGGTGCCCGGGAACTCGTCAGGATCTACGGTGCGCAGCCCGCGCCCAATCATCTGCACCATCGTCGACTTGTAGCTCGACGGTCGCAGCAGAATGACGCAGCTCGTCGGCGGGTGGTCGAAGCCCTCCGTGAGCACCGCCACGTTCACCAGGACGTCGATGCGGCCCTTCTGGAAGGCCACCAGGATGTCGGCGCGGTGGTTTTTGGTGAGCTCGCCGTGAACGCACTCGGCGCGCACACCAGCCGCCCGGAAGGCTTCGGTAACGTGCTCGGCGTGTGCGACGGTCGAGCAGAATACGACAGTCGGCCGCTTACGGCAGGACGGGAGCCCGCGGGCCTCGTCGCCATTCGCCCACAGGTGGACGATTTGGTCGGTCACAATCTCGCGGTCCATGATGGCCGCGACTTGGTTCATATCGAAGTCGGAGGCGAGCCGGCGCACATTTTGCAGCTGGGCGCCGACACCCACATCCAAGACGAAGGTGCGGGGCCGTACCAGGTGCCCGGTAGCGATCAGTTCGCCGATACTGATTTGGTCGGCGACGTTATCGAAAATCTCCCGCATCGGCGTCCCATCCCCGCGGTTCGGGGTCGCGGTTACGCCGAAGATTTTGACGTCTGGGTTCTTCGCCTTGGCCGCCTCGTAGATCGCGCGATAGCTGGGCGCGGTAGCGTGGTGGGCTTCGTCGGTGGTTATCGTGTCGAGCGCCGGGATGCGATCGAGATTGCGTGCCAATGTCTGCACCATTGCGAAGATGGCGCGACCGCCCCACGATTTGCTCCTGGCGTCGAAAAGACTGATGGAAATGTGCGGATTTACCTTGCGGAATTTCTTGCTGTTCTGGTCTACCAGCTCGTCGCGGTGCTGAAGGATCAAGCCCTTGTTCGGCGATCCTGACGGGGCGTTGTTGATCCGATGCCCCGCTACTGCGGAAAGCATGATGGTCTTGCCGGCGCCCGTGGGCGCGACCAAGAGGGTGTTCGAATGGCTGTCGAGGGCGCTAACCGAGGCCTGTACCGCGCGGTTCTGGCGGGGGCGAAGTCTCACTTAGTATTAAGGGCCGGGTTATTAGCCCGGCCCTTCCCCTGAAAGGTTGCTGCCGTGACGATATGAAAGTAGGTGGTAACACCTACCTTGTCAAGCGGCTTTTTGCGAAGGTTGAGCCCATAACGGAATCGCGCTGTCGGTGGCCAGCGCCGCAGCCGTCTGCACGGCCGGAGCCGCAGTTTCCGCAGCGGGCGCGACAAAGCCGACCGTCTGCGGTTGCGCTACTACCGCAGGGGTTGGAGCGGTAACAGGCACAGCGGTCGCAGGAGTGGCACCCCACGTCGGAGCGGGCGGGGCATCCTTCGCAACGGCGCCAGCGCCGACCGCGGGGTTGTCCAGCTCGGCTTCCGTCATCGGGTAGCCCTTCATGTCGATCGTCATGACCTGGCCCAAGCCGTTCTTCGCGGCGTAGCCAGCCTGCGCGGGTTCGATCTTCGCCTTGGCGACAAACTGCCGCCCCTGCAAATCGCGATACCCACGAATGACGCGCTTCGCCATCGCTTCCGGGCTTTCGTCGGAGGTCTTCAAGCCCTGGGAGCTGTCGAGAATGGCGCGGATCGTCTGCCGCGTGATACCGGCGGCGATGCTCTTGCCCTTCTCGTCGACCTTACCGCCGGCGACGGTCAGGTTGCCCCAGAACTTGCGACCCTTATACGGGCCGCGGAGCACGGTGTACTCGGTCTTCAGGTAGTAGGCGTCACTCGGGTCTTTCGCTTTGGTGAGAGCGCCTTCCTTTAGCTCGGCGGGCGTGCCGGGGAGATCCGCGCCGCCGGGCGTATAGGTCATGCGCAGGTAGAGCAGAGTGCCGGCCGGGATCGGTTCTCGGATGTCCGGTTTGTCGTTGCTGTAGTCAAAGGGGTTCTGTGTCATAGTTACGCTGCCTCACTTGTTTCGTTGATGGGTGGGGTGGATGCCTCGCCGCTCGGTTGCGCGCTAACGGAGCTGGGCGGCGGGGCGACTTGAGCGGACGGCTGCGGCCCGAGAGCCTTCGCCATCAGCCTCCCAAGGTGGGGTTGCTCGATCTGGTCGAGCCCTCCCACCCGGGTCTTGAGCGGAACACTGGCGTATTCCGGGTTCTTCAGCGGGTCGGTGAAGATGCCCGCATAGGTCTTGCCATCGCCGGCCTTGAAGTGGGCCATGACCAGGCAATAATCCATGATGTAGGGAAGCTCGCTCGCCAGCTTGGAGCCGGTGAGCAACGGTGTCCATTCCTTGCCGAGCCCTTCCTGATCCTTGCGTTCCAGGCCGCCGACCAGCCAGACGTTCACGCCCGGAAGGTGGTGCCAGCCCTTGACCCAATCGACCATTTCGAGGCCGAGCAAGCCGTAGGCGCCCAGATTGTTCTTCTGGCCCTGCTTGTTGAAGGCTTCCGGCTGTTCCTTGCACCAATCGAAGCACATGCGGCTCGCGACCGTGGTGCTGTCGATAAAGACGGTGCGATACTTCGCGAACGCCTCATGCTTCTGCTGGAAGGTGGAGAGGATGACTTTTGCTTCCGGCCAGCTCTCCACCTTGATGCTGTCTCCCATCCAGGCCGGGCCGAATTGGTCGTCCCGCTGCACCGAGAGCAAGCCACCCTCGAAGTCGAGCGCGAGCGTGGTGGCCGGGTCCAGGGTTTTGAGCAAAGTCGTCTTGCCGACGCCTGCCTTACCCCAGACTTGGCCTTTGATGGTGGTTTGCTGCCGCCGTTGGTCGGCAGTGATGATGGCGAGCGCCATTATTCGGGTTCCTTCTGTTCGGCAGGGAGGGAGAGTTTGTGTTCGGCCCGGAGCACGATGAACTTGCGCCCTGGGTTCTTGCGGGCCAGTCGCTCGGCTTCGCGCACGGCGGCTGCTTCGGTATGGTGGGTGACGCGCGGCAGATGGCCGTGCTTCGACCATACGAACCAGAAGTCGACCGTTTCGAGCCGAATGTCTGGACCGATGTCGGGCTTCGCTTCGGCCGCCGCGACAACCGCCTGGGCGGTGCCTTCCGCCAAACGTTGCGACGGGCCGTCGAAAAGGTCCAACAGACGGTTGAGCGCGTGATCGCCGTCGTTGCCGTCGGGGCGCAAATAGTCGGTGAGAACACCCTGCGCGGTATGGATCAAAGCGCGGAGGCCGTTGATCGCCAGGACTAGGTTGCGAGTTTTACCGTCCATTACGCGGCCTCCGACTGCACTTCGGCGGCGATTTCCTTCTCCACGATGGAGAACTTCATCTTACCGGCCTTAACGGTGCGAGCCGCCTTCAGCTTCTCCTTCACGGCGGGAGGCGCGTTCTTGTATTTGTCTTCTGCGACCTCGAACTTGGTCTTGGCGTAGTGGGCCGCGTCTTCTTTCGACATGCTGTTGAACACGCCGAAGAGCTTCGCCTGATCCCAGACGACCGTCTTGTCGACCTCGACTTTGAGTTCGAGCAGATTGGAGCCGGGAGCAGCCAGGCGAACGGTGCCGGTATCCTTCTGCTGCGCTGTGTATTCTGCGCGCGCGTCCTTCTCGAAACGGCGCAACAGCGCTGCTTCGAAGACGCCCTTGCGCTTCTTCATCAGCGCATCGGCCGTGACGAGCTGGTCTTGAATGGTCTTGAGTTGTGCGGTGGTGAGCTTGTCGAGTTCCGCGACGGGTAAGTCGAGCTGTTCAATCATATGTGCCTCCGTAGGTGGTTAGTGGCAGCACATATATGTGCTAACACCTACGAAGTCAAGCGGCCTCTTGCAGCTCCGGAACTGCCGCGAAATGTGCCCCATAGTACGCAATTAGGGCCGCTTCAGCGATGCCTTTGCAGTCTTCTTTCGTCCGCACGCCTCGCTTTGGCGTCCAAAACGGTGTACCTAATGGAATCAGTGATGACGCGCGCTCTAGCGTCTGATCTTTGTCTTTTGAGCACCCTAGCGCGCCTTTCCAAGCCGCTGGGGTTACTTTGGAGTAGGGGATGTTGGCCGCCACGATCGACGTTTCGATCGCTCCGTTTGTGTTTCCGAAATTGAACATGGAACTCGTTCCCTGGCGCCGGCCGTGCATGGGGTTCGCGGCGACAAGTTCCAAAAATGCAACCAAATCCGCGTGTTGGCTGGCCAAGTCGCGGGCCATTAACACCAATCTGCGTATGTCCAATATGCGTTTTTGTTTGCGGTTGCGTTTTACCACCAACGTAGGTATGTTGCGCCCATCGACAATGGCGTTAACCATTGCGTCGTAGACAACGAACGCACCGGTAAGGCCGGGGTCGATACCCAGGATTTTCCGGGGTTTTTGCAACATATAGGTGGTCCGATGCGATTTGAAGTTGGGAATGACACAACACCTAGCAAACTAGGTGTGCACACGCAAGAGGTTATTTTCGTGGAAAGTGATTTCGCGGACCGCTTCTTCTGGGCGCGTACCAGGGCAGACCTTGGCGCCCCGACCGTTGCTGCCAAGATCGGTTGCAGCCCGGGGCTTGTGTCCAACATCGAGAACCACGGCTCCAAAGGGAGCAAGTTCAATGACAAATTTGCCAAGCTGTTTGGCGTCGATCCGCAATGGCTGCGCGACGGCACCGGTCATATACCGAAGGGGTTCGATGCGGAGAAGGCCCGCGAAATGCGCCGGCTTTATCAATCCCCCGGCCGCGGACTGCTCAAGCCAGGTGCCGACGTCGTTAGCTTGGCGGCGCACCGCAGCTCGCCGCGCTGGGCGAACGACGAAGACGAAACCCCCGCGATCACGAACGAAGAAGAGCGAGCCGACGCGCTACAAAAGCGGATCTTCAGCGACTTCCAGGATTACGCGAAGATCGTCGGCCGCGAACGCGCGGTTGCACTGGTGGACGTGCTCACCAGGCTCACCGTGCTAGTTCAAGCCTCCGTCGAAAAAGCCAATCGGGACGGCGACTAAGGCTTTCCCCCCCAGGAATCCGACAGTGCCGCACAGATGGCGGCGCTTGCCCTCTGAGATATAGGGGAGCAACGCCAGCATTTGCGTGCCGCACGGTGCGATGTCGCCGAGCGTGTAGAAGTCGGACAGCAGCAAATCTATCTTCGGGATTTTGATGGGTCGTTCCTCGACCCTGACCGTTTTGCGCTCGCCGCGGAGCGAAACCAAAAGCAACTCGCGGCGCGGTTGTATGAACTCGCCCGCCTTTACCAACACCAAACCGCCCATGTGTCCCTTTTCCTAAAATTACGCCGTGTAATTAGCACAAGAACACTTGCAGAACAAACAAGGTTTCTTGTTTTTCACCGGCGGTCGCCCCTCGCCGAGGGCTGGTCTAGCACAGTGAACGGGATGTATCAACACCTAATTGACATCGGTGGGCATACATACTAGATCGGGTGCATGAAGTTGCCCGAGCATCTTGTGACACTCGACTTCGAAACATTCTGGTCAGCGGATTTCACGCTGAAGAAGCTCTCTATTGAGGAATACGTTCGCAGCCCCGATTTTAAAGCGTTCGGCGCGGCTGTGAAGTACAACGATCAGCCCGCTTGGTGGGCGAGGGTCGACGACCTGCGTAAATTTTTGGCAAATGTTCCTCGCGAGAACACGGCGTTCCTGTTCCAGAACGCGCCATTCGATGCGCTCATTTTGAGCAAGCACTTCGACTTTGTACCGTCGATGTACCTCTGTACGTTGGCGATGGCGCGCATGATGCTCCCGC